CCATAAAGTCCTATACCCCTATCCATATCTTCTTGTTGTTCATACCTAGCTCGCCCTAATGAATCATAAGCTATTTGTTCATTTTGTCTATTTAGTGCAGTTAAGTATTCCATTCTTTCAGGATTAATATAACCCCCACCTTCAGGAGCTGCCATACCTGCACCTGATCTACCACTACTAAATAGATTTTGAGCTATTTGTTGTTGTTCACCTATTCTAGCAGGTTCTAGAATACTTAATACATCTTTATAATATTGATTACCTGCTTCTCTCGGATCACTAGCGGCAGCTTGACTAAACAAAGACCTACCATAGTCTCTCATGCCAGAAGCATCATATGCTGCACCAGAAGCATCCTCTGCTAAGTCAAAAGACTCTCCCATAAACATATCTCTAAGTTCGGTTAACGCTGGAGATAAATTATAACTAGCTGTATTATTTTGATAATCAAAATTAGCATCACCAAAATATGAACCAGAGACATTCCAAGGTTTATACTGAGCCATGTCTGCGGCTTCTCTTTGAGACTGTGCTGCTCTCTTTGCTGCCTTAGTTGTTCCTGTTAACTTACCTATTAATGAACTCATATTTATATCACCTCTTTTTCTAAAATGTAACCTTTTAATTTAAATTTAAACTTCTTTTCATACGCTTTGTAATTTCTATTAGTACTTGTTAAAATAGTCTTACAGTTAAATTGCTTCCCTAACTCATTTGCAACATCTACCCAGTACTGCCCATCTCCATATACACTCATTTGAACTAAACTATCTCCATCTACTTTCCAACTCATGAACCCATGTTCATTTTCTATTAGGTTTGTTGTATCTATATAATCATCACCACTCTTTTTTAAATACCTTTCAATAGTTTCCTTATCCAATATATCTCCTACGATTTCATAATATAAGCAAGAGCATAGTAAGGAGGTAAGTTTTTATTTGCACTAGATGTACCAGTATTCCCAATAGAAACAGAAATACCTGTATAACCTCGGCTTGTTAAAGAAGATCTAGTAGCAGTAGGTGTAACTGACCCACCATCATATGAATTTTGTGCATACCAGTCTGTATAGGTATGTTGATGACCAGGATCATAAACAGAAGCTGCGTGATTGTGAGAAGGTAATGAAGAATTAGCAAACCCACCTGTATTTCCAGGTGCATAAGTACCTGTAGTTGCAGCACCAACAATAAATCTAGCTGTCAAATTAGGAGTTCCTAGTGTACCATTACATAACTTCCATCCAACAGGAATCGTGGCTATAGTTCCTGACCACATAATAATACCACCAGAAGGAAAGGCAGCATCTGCTGCTACAGTAGCAAAAGCAGTACTAGCTATTTGTAGACTATTAGTACCTGCCGCTGCTGTAGGTACTGTTGGTATTCCTGCCAAAGCAGGAGAAAGTGTATTAGCTTTACTAGCTACTGCCGTAACTAAGTTATTAAACTCAGTATCAAATTCTGAACCTCTAATAATTTTAGCAGTATCTGAATCTGGTAAAGAATCCTTTGCTAGAAAATTGGTTGTCTTAGTATAGTTACTCATTATGAATTTTTCCCTGTTTTTAAAAATAAATCAATCTTTTGTATACTTAATGCAGCTGTATTTATTGTTGCGTCAACACCAAAAGCAAAAGTATCTCCTGAACCACCTAAGGGTACTCTAATCTCTTGTACTCCAATCCCTACAGAAGAATACTTACTTACTGCATATAATGAGGTAGTAGCACCAAACCCTGGATAGATACCTGTACCTAAGTCTCTAGCTAATACAACGGATCTAGGATTTCGAGTATAGTTATATCCATATGTAAATGTAAAATCTTGCTCACCAGAACCTATAACTAATAACTTAGCTTTTTTAAGAAACTTCTTAACAACTCCTCCTGTTACATCTGAAAAAGGAGATCGATATGTCATTTCATAACCATCAGTATCATCTACATATCCAGAATACTCTCCAATACCATTTGGTACTCCAAAGTAAAACTTTCTATTTTCTGTTGCAGTAAAAGCTTTATAAACATCACCATTATCTAATGACCATGTAGTTACTCTAGCTGAACCATTAGGTAAAGATTCTCTTAAATCTACATATATCATAATCTTTGATGCAGGAAAAGTCAAAATATAAAAAGCTTCTTTTTCAAAGTATCCTGATTTAATATTATCAACAGTAGGTTCTAATGCTAAATAGTTTGTTATGTCATCTCGTATATTAAGAGACAGTTCTCTCATAGGCATAGAGTTTTCTGTAACAGTTCTATTAAGAGATCTAATACCTGACTTTGATAAATAAATTAAATCCGTACCCGTAGCTTGTATAGAGTCTCTAGATATACACCCTACACCTGTTACAACATCAACTAATTCCATAGTAAGTGGGTTAATTCCTGATACTGCTGAAGTACCTTTACTTCCATAGACTACAATACTATTAGTACAAAATATAACTAAAAAGTTATTGTGTTGAGCTAGACCTACTATCTCATCATTATTTCCTACGACAGTACTAATATCAAGTATACCAGAAGTACCAGTACTAAAGTTAGTTGGGTCAAGTAAGTCACTAAAAAAGATAGTATGTTTATTAGCAGTAATTCCAGCAGTCCATACTCTACCAAAAGCAGATAAACAACAGTCAGGATCAAATACTTGAACACCTGAAGGTTTAGTACCAAAGACTCCTATTTCTTGAAATATATAAACACCTGCTCCAGAAGTTCTTCTCCAGACTAATGCTGGATTTCCTTTCTGTGTAACTATTGATGATACTAAAGCACTAGTACCACTACCAACTGCTGCTGTACAAAACTGCCATCTATTATTAGTAAAAGTCCCTGCTACATCTGTTGTTTGGTCTGCTAATTTAGGACGATGTGGAATTAATGTTGTAGTACCACTAAACAGTTTTCCATCTCCTGCAGATAATATATAAGATTCACCTACGTTATCAGTAAACTCAAAAAGAGTCTCAAGATAGGCATCTGTTGCTAATGTACCTTGATTAGCTGTCAAACTAATATAACCTTTTCTACTACCTAATCTACCATATTGATCAATAATACAGTTGTTAGCTTTAGTAGCATATCCACTATCTAAACCTACTTTAGCATCCTGTGTATTTAAACCAAGGAAACCAGGTGATAGTAAACTAATAGGTACTAAAGGTGATGACACTAAACAGCACTCCAAATAGTTTCAGAAGGTTTTCTTGCAGCTTCTAACGATATATAGTCTGCTAGTAAATTTCTAAATCTTACTTCTTGACTGTTACTTCCTCCATCTTCCCCTCTTTCCGCAATAGCTCTTGCTGTAGTGCCTTCAATAATTAATTGATAAGGAATTAAAGGTTTATCTGTAGGTTCAACTAAATCATACTGTCTTTGTACAATGTTAAATCTTAATGTATAAGCACCATCAGGAATTGGATATACATCTACTTGAGCATCTCCAGTACTTGTTACCCCATTAAAAGCATAGTATGCTGGAGCACCTCTAGCTACTGTACCTACCATACCAAAGTTTTTATCCATCCACTCAGTAGAGCGTAACTCCATCCAATTAGGAGTAGTAGCATTATATACATCAATTACTTTAAACCTTGTACCTGCATTTGTAAGTATCCAATTAAATAAACCATCAGTAGTTTCTACAGTTAAAGTATTTCTGAGGGCAGACCAATCCCAAGAGTTTTCAATTTCTCTCTTAGAAGCATTAACAAAGTCCCCTATTAAAGTAGAGTACTCACTTTCATTTATACTAGCTACTTGCTCCTCTCGAAGTCTTCTAAGAACACTATTTATTATATCTAGAAATCCCATATTAATCCTTAATAGTTACCATTTAACTTTATCTGCCCAGTAGGCAGCACTTGTCTTACCCTTAGCTATGTTCTTACCATGTCTTGCTTTAAATGATTTACGTTTAGCTACCATTTTTGCTGACTCCCCTGCCTTAGGTTTACCTGCAGTAGATGCTCCCTTTTCTCCAAACCTAATCATTCGATCTTTACCATTATCTTTAATAAGAACTACATGAGACTTTTTACCTTTTGAAGATCTTTTAGGTTTATTATATCCTGCAAACTTCTCACCTCTATAATCTATACTCATCTATAACTCCTAGTTTTCTTAGCTATTTTTTTAGGTTGCTTAACATGTTGTTTACCTTTCTTATTACCTTTAGCTTTTGCTGCATTTGT